ATGATAAGGATCATGGTAGATGCGTCCATTAAATCGCTTCTGAGTGAAGAGTTTGGGGTGTCGGTGCAGTTCGTTCGAGCTGCGCTGAACTTCAAGCGTGGCGGCGATAAGGCTATCGCTATCCGCCGCGCTGCTCTCGAACGCGGGGGACGGCAAACAGACGGCAGCCCCGACAAGGTTGCCTTATCAGCGAAAGAGTACGCACGGCGGTGAATACTGTAAGTGGTTTTCTAATAGAAGAGCCGTCTAAATGCCTGTGAAGGTACAGGACGGCAATGGCAGGAACGGCTGCGGTATTGGGGTCGCGCAGCAGGGTTTTGAGGTTTTTTTCACCCACCATACGCGTAGCGGGTTCGACTCCCGCTCTTGCCACTAACGCGACTCAGGTCGCTCTCGATTGCAAAACAATAAGGGGCGCCTGCCCCCTCTGGCTTAATGCAGGCAAGAAAAGATGGATGGAATAGAAGAAAAAGTGAAAAGGATTGCAGCTGTTGTAGATACGCTTCCTCCCGATGAGTTAAAAGGACGATGTGTCCTCTTCATGTATGCGGATGAGGAGACCTGTTCGGTCTCAGTGAGAGGATCCGATGAGATATTGACCAAGCTTACTGTTTATAGTATGATGGGCAATTCAAGCTTCGCAGAAGTCATGCTTAAAGCTGTAAATGCATATGAGGAAATAAATAGAATGGTATCAAGATGTGTCTCTAAAGAGAAGAAACATGTCTGTTGAGCAAGATGGACAAGGCGGCCTCAATATAATAGGAATATCCACTGACACGGTCGGGTCTCTGATCGAGGCGATATGTATGCATATCAATGAGTATAGGAGGCAGGGTATCACTCCCGACCCCGAACTCGTGCGTATGAAGATAGAGATAGAACGGGAGATCGTCGGATGAGAAAAATGAAAAAAGTGGCGATCATTCGCCGTCCGGGTGCTGCTTCTGTCATCCGGCAAATTAGAATACTTGAGCCGGCGATCTTGAGTATCGACCAGCGGATCGAGATAGATGCTTTTTCGGAATACTCAGTTGTCGTATGGCTCCCTTTCGATCGCTTCGAAGAGTATCGCAATCGAATACAAACACTCATTGACACGCATGTGTCATAGCAATATCCTGTGGTAGGGAAAGAAGGCAACTTGCGGCATATGCCTACGACCTTCGCCGACTAAGCAAACCAGGGGGATTCGCTATGAACTCGCGGCTGAAATGGGCAAGGAGGAGTTTCGCGCTTACGTCGATCGGGTGTACGCCGCCGTCCTTCGACATCCTCCCTACGTGCCCCTCGACATCGAGAGCAAGTGCACGCCAGAGACAAAAAGACGATTTATATCCGTCTTGTGGCTATACCTCGTGGAGGGCCATGGCGGATATTTCGACAACGAGATAAAACACTTCACCCGCTATGATGACCCAACCTTGGCTCGAGTGCGAAGAGAAATTCTTGATAGAAAATATCGACGTGCTGCCGCTGAGCGAAATCGCGAGTCGACTGAAAAGAAGCATGACAGCAGTGAGACTCAAGATACACCGCATGCGCCTGACTCCGCGCGCGGTGGTCATGGAAAATCCGCTGTTCGGGCTCATAAAGGCAAAGTTTAACGGGCACCCCGAGTACTTCACGCCGACGATGGACTTCTACAGGCGTACGGGCATCTGTCGCAATCTGTTTTGGAAGATGTATCGTGGAGAAGTGCGGGCTTCGGTGGACGTGTGCAAGAAGGTCGCCGCCGAACTGGGCGTGACAGGAGTGGAGTTCCTCGAGTCTCTACAGCAAACTTTATTTGACAATCCGGATTTTCTGCCAGTGGCGGAGAATCCACAACAGAACAATTATGATAACAGAAGAAAAAATAAGAGAAGCGAAGAATAAATCCTTCGAATCTTATCGTAAAAAGAAGCAGATACCGACACACTTCGTCGATGCTGCTCGCATCGACTTTCAAGCGGGTTGGAGTGCAGCCTTAGAGTTCCTATTCAGAGAGCTGGTCGAGGATGCTAACGACAAAGCGTGAACGCTTCCGTGCCGCCGAGGAGACCCGTCAGGATTTATTCGATTGACCTTTTTCGTGACGTCAAGAAAATGATACAGTTTTGCGCTATTCCGTTTTTTCTGTTTATGTTTGCAGTGCATTCCATAAACGAAGAGCGGAATACCGCTTCATCGCTGAGGGCGGATTTTTTATATCCGAAACTCAATCAATATGGGTACAGTACCCCCTCGTCGAGCGTTAATGCGCCGACTGCTCTTCGTGAGTGGAATGCAGAGGGAAAGGCTGTACCCTCGCTTTTTTACAGCCCTAACAAATACCTTTCTGTTATGCATTCCACAGAAAAAGATGTTTGTCGCGGGAGCGTTGTATCCCCTTCAGACGCGTGCCCGAGCTACGAAAACGCTCTACAACGCCTCAAGGCCTTGAGGCAATCGATTAAGAGTTGGATGGAGACCACCATCCGCTCAGAATTCCCTGAAGCTACAAAGACTCGGAGCCGCCTCCGGAAACTGCCACACGGACGCGTGCGTTATTGCGCATCTGTGCGGAGTCACGGTGTTTACCTAAGCTTCTCCACCTATTCGCTAACAGCTTTCTCCGCTGCTGTGAGCCGCGCCGGAGCCAAGCATCGTATTCATCACACAGCACATTATGAATGACGGAAAATACATACCGGTAGCAGGATCGATCGGATCCTGCTGCCGCACACCTAACACGCCCGAATCGGGCAATCTCTACCTCATGAGCTTTCAGCAGCTCTGTGAACGGAACAGGCGCATAGCCAAGTCGATGGAGGAGAAGCGATGAACACGATACCACAAGACGTCATTGACAGCGTACGCGCCGCGTCGCCAATCGAGAAGGTTGTAGCCGAGTATGTGGCTTTGCGTAGAGCAGGAGCCAATTATAAATGCACCTGCCCCTTCCATGCAGATAACAATGCCTCCTTGATGGTATCTCCCGGCAAGGAGATATGGAAGTGCTTCGGATGCGGCAAGGGAGGCAACGTCTTCTCTTTCCTGCAGGAGCATGAAGGCATCTCCTTCCCGGAGGCGGTGCGTATACTCGCCACTCGAGCGGGCATCAAGATGCCGCAGGCGAAGCTTACGGACGAAGAGCTGGAGCGGCAGCGCAAGCGCGAATCGCTCGAGTCTGCTCTGTCTTTTGCCCGCGACACTTATCGCTCCCTGGTGACTGACCCGTCCGCAGAGGAGTTCCTCGCGTCGCGTAAAATATCCGCGGAGACGCTCGCACTGTACGAGACCGGCTATGCTCCAAGCGGCCGCGACTACCTGCTGCAGCAGGCACGGCGCGCGCAGCATGCCGATGCTGTGATGTTGGATGCCGGACTGATAGGCTGTAGCGAGCATGGCGGTCACTTATACGACCGCTTTAGCGGCCGCATAGTTTGGCCCTTCCACACACCCAGCGGGCGCATCACCGGATTTACAGGCCGCTGTATTGATGGTAAGAGCGAAGCTAAATACTTAAACAGCCCGGACACCCCCCTCTTCTCGAAGGGGCGGGTGCTATTTGGGCTGTGGCAGGCTAAGCGGCACATCGTGCAGGAGCAGCTGGCGTACCTTGTCGAGGGACAGTTCGACGTGATGCGCATGGCCGATATCGGCGTGCGCAATGCCGTGTGCGGATCCGGCACAGCTTTGACTCCCGAGCAGGCGCGGCTCCTTCTTCGCTTCACCGAAAATGTAACGCTCATATACGACGGAGACGCCGCAGGCATCAAGGCTACGAAGCGCAACGCAGAGGTGTTGCTGCAGGAGGGTCTGAACGTGCGCGTGATAGACTTGCCGAGGGGGCATGATCCGGACACCTATTTTCTCGCTGCGTCGGAGAAAGAGCGTACCAAGACGCTCAAGAGCTCGAAGGATGTGATCACCTATCTCTATCATAAGAGCGAGGCCGACGATATGGACGCGATGGCCAAGTCGGACGCCATCGGCGATCTGTGCCGATTGATCGCCTTGGTCTCTGACAGCATCACGGCCGGTCAGCTCATCAAGACGCTTGCCCGCCTGAGCAAGACGTCCGGGGAAGACCTCACCGACGCCGTGCGCCGACATCGGCAGTCGCGCCCCAAACGGGCCCTGCCGGAAGCCACCGGCAAGGCCTTCATCGGCATGGATGAACTCCGCGAGCTGGCAGAGGGCAAGCGAGTGACCGTAGAGCTGACGTGGACGGCCGAGGACTACGGCGAGAAATGGAACAGTACGCCCGCCCTGCTCGTCTCCGGCATGCCATCCACATACGAGCTGCAGGACCTGCGCACGATCACAGATCGCTTGCGTACACAGATAGAGATAAACATAGGCGAGGAGCTCGAAGAGCCTGCCGAGCTGGAGACGCTGCGACAGATGGCACGTGCCGGATTCGACCTGACAATCCTGCAGCGGGAGAATAAGTACGAGACCGTAAGCGAAGGCGGCGAAGAGCGCCGTCACCTCGTGTCTACGATACGAGAGATGGGCTGGACGGAGTACTATATCAGCCTGTACTCCGGCTTCCACGAGGCTTCCGAGAACACCCGGAACGTGGTGCTGCAGCGCTGTGCAGAGGAGATCAGCTATGCGGACGACACGATGCGAGCAGCCAACATGACGCGCTATGCCCGTATGCTCGATGTGACGAAGCAAGCCCTTACGTCCATCGCCGACCCCTTCGTGCGTTTGCGCCGCAACGAGGCCCGGCAGCGCAGCAATGCCATCGAAGATGAGGACGGCAACGCCGTGATCATCAATATGGACGAGGTGCCGGCTTATGTGATGGAAGATGATGAGATGCGCAAGCAGTACCAACGCTTCGGATATTTTCCGCTCCGGAATAAGCAGGGCACTCGCGATATCGGATACATGTTTTCAGACAAAGGAAAAGGCTTCATCCGCGTCGGCAATTTCTTTATGCGTCCGCTCGTGCATATCATGCACGACGAGAGTCAGAAAAACAAGCGGATCGTGGAGCTGAGCGTCGCTAACCATGCAGGATTTCTCTATATGGATTTTATCTCGAAAGAGATGCTTGGAATTACGCAGTTCGAAGCGCGTATTTGGGAAAGGGGCGGCTTATGCTTTACGAATGGGAATCAGGATCGACTCAAGTCTATCCTGCACTCGATGGCAGATAAGTTCCGCCCCTGTACGGAGCTGGAGACGCTCGGTTGGAATGACCTCGGCTTCTTCGCCTTTAGCAATGGTCTCTATCACGAAGTGGACGGAGACTGGAGGTTTACTCCGGTTGACGAGATCGGACTTGTAGAACATGAAGGAGAGGGCTACTTCCTCCCCACCTTCAGCCGCATTCGGATCGAACGGAAATCTAACGACTCCGAAGGAGACCGACAGCGTAAATATTTGAAGTATGATCCTTCCCGTACGGTGGATATCACCTTCGCCGAATGGGCAGCCTTAATGGATGAAGTCTATAAAGTGAACGATAACGGCAAATGGGCGACCCTCTTCTCTATTATGAGTGCCTTCCGCTCCGATATCTTCAGCTTCGACAGGCTGTTTACTGCCATATTTTTTGTTGGTCCCACAAACTCGGGTAAATCGAAAATCGCCTACAGTACCCGAGCACTGTACATGCCGGAGGAGGCGTCCTTTTTTAACCTGAATTTGGGCTCCATCCCCGCGCTCAGCAGCATACTGGAGCACAACCGCAACATACCCGTCATGTTGGACGAGTTCAAAAACGACCTGCCTCCGGAGAAGATCGAGACGTTGAAGGCTGCTACCTACGACGGTGAAGGACGACAAAAACGCAAAAGTGCTGACAGTAAGGATGTCGATACCGCTCAAATCAATGCGGCGATCATCCTGCTGGGGCAGGAATCCCCCGACACCAACGACGGTGCGTTGGGGAACCGCTGCGTGATCTGTGACGTCCCCTTGCACGGGGAGTGGACGGAAGCGGAAAAAGAAGTGTTCGATAGACTAAAGTCCTATGAGGCGCAAGGGCTTCACCACCTCCTGTTTCAGGTGCTCGCTATTCGGCCGAAGGTGCAGGAATACTTCCGCCCGATCCAACAGGGTTGCATCAAGGAGCTGCACGATGCTGTGCGAGGTAAGCTGGCCAGCTGCGAGGCTCTTCCTCGTGTACTAAATACTGTGAGCCTCTTCCTGTCCATGCTGCGGCTGCTGGAGCGGCACACCGATTTGGAGCTGCCATTCAGCTACGACGAATTCTTTCCGCTGGCAGTGGAAAAGGTTGTCAAACAAGTGGAATCGCACGCAAAGAGCAATAAGGTAAACCGCTTCTTCCAATCCATCGCCACGCTGCTGAACGATGGCAAAGTAGTCGCCGGCAGGGATTACAAAATAGACCATCCCCGTACGGGTGCAGTCACAATAGTCAAGAGCGGCCGCACCTCGGAGTCGGTGCCTGTGCCTGACGGCACTCGCCTGCTCTATCTCAAGGTAGCAAGTATATTCCCTCATTATGCGCGCTTGGTTGGTAGCGAGCATCTGCCGATCGGGTCGCTGCAGAAATACTTAGAGGGCACTCCTTACTACATCGGTCGATCTGCATCGACGCGATTCACGTGGGAGGAAACCGTCGAGGTAAGCAGCTCGGAGGCTGCAGGGTATGCCACCCAACAGGAAGACCCCATCAATGGCGGCATGATGCCACCGATGCTTGGCGGCAACCTTGCCCGCCGCGTGCGTAAGACGAAGGTCGACAACACATCTTGTGTTGTCTTCGACTACGAGCAACTGAGGAAGGCGGTCGAAATAGACCTCGCCCGTGATATGTTCGGTGAGGTCGAGCCGAAGGAGGTGTTCTGATGAAGAGAAAATGTTTAAAATGTTCGCACTGCTTCACTGACAGATATGGTGATCCTATCAGTTGTGCGTATGGACTGCCCGATGGCGCAATGCCCATCGGTGATATTTGCCCCAAAGACCTGCGAAAAATCAGAAATTTCAGAGAATAACATGAAGCCTATCCTTGATGCCTGCTGCGGAGGCAAGATGTTTTACTTCGACAAAAACGACAAGCGCGTCCTGTTTCAGGATATAAGGGAAGTAAAGACTGTTCTTTGCGATGGACGGAAGTTCGAGGTGAGCCCTGATGTGGTTGCAGACTTTACGAGTATGCCGTACGCAGACGGCTCCTTCACGGGAGTTATCTTTGACCCGCCACACCTTAAGTATTCGGGATCCGAGAAAGAATCCAAGGGTTGGCAGATGACAAAATATGGATTTCTCGGCGCGGATTGGAAAGAAACCTTGTCTCGGGGTTTTGCGGAATGCTTTCGGGTGCTAAAGCCTGGAGGGTTCCTTGTTTTCAAGTGGAACGAGACGGATATAAAGCTGTCTGAAATTTTGTCATTGACCAGTGCTAAGCCTCTCCTCGGTCATAAAAGTGGAAAGAGGAGTAATACGCATTGGGTACTATTCATAAAATAAGATGAGAAGAGAAGACATAGCAAAAGCCTCATGGCTGAATAGAGAACTTGAGGCAGTAGAAAAAGCATTGAAGGCATGTGCCGTAGAATTCATTATTCCGGACATGTGTGGCTTCTCGAAGGTTGAGTTAAAAGAAGAGGCGATGTGCGTGGTTAAGACTGCACTGAGAACTTACGCCGATAAATTGAAATCGGAAATCGAGAGCCTTTGAGACAGACAAGAGGATTCGCCCTCAAAATTCATTAGCACACGGAACAGCGCGCCCCTGACAGGCGCGCTTTTTTGTGTGCGGCTGGACATTTCTTCTCCGGGGCAGTTTCGGGAGGCGGACATTTCTTTTCTTCGTGCGCCCGAAACGTCGAAATCCCCCGTACCCCCTATGATGAGAAAACAGCCCTAAACGCACCTTGAACAAAAGGAGAACCACAAAAAAAATCGTCCAACAATCCAACTTCGCCATAAAATTGCCGTTTGTTCAATGGTAAGTAGTTAGTAGTTAGATAGTTATATTGTTTATATATTTGTTGGATGTTGTTGGTCGCCGTTGGTTTTGTGGGTGTTTTTGTTGGACGCAGGTTATTTTTGTAGGAAAGGCGCTTTCCAACGCCCGACCAACAGAACCAACAGCCGTATCCGCACCGTCCTACAGGCTGAATCTTGTAAGTATTTCATTTTCAGTTGTTTACGGATTTCGATAGGCAAGTTTGTTGGACTGTTGGACTGTTGGACGAAAAAAAATGAGGAGGAGGGGAGAAAAACACAAAAACTCGGCATGTTGCGAAAAAAAAATAGCATATAGCTGTAATACAGATAGTTAAAAAAATGGTCGTTGCAAAAATCAACATTAAACCCCATCTCGCAGAGTATATGCGAGCAAAATTTTGGGATCCCGAGATTCAGGCTGTGAGATTACCTGACAAGGACGATCTGTATATCACCATATACAATCTCACGAGCAAGAGGCCTGCGAATGCCGGCATCGATGATGGTAATTTCCCTATTGCGATACCTCACCGTCGGGAGGGTAAAAATCCCAATCATTGGAACTACCTGGGTGTTCGGGCTACAGTGCAGATCGAAAGCCTTATCGAGGTAAGGTTTTGGGCTGAGCTGCATCAATACCTCGATGAGCAGAAGCATCGCTATAATATAGATTACATTGCTTCGATTGAGGTCTTTATGAATCGATACGATATTCAAAGCATCTCAGATGAAGCTCTGAGAAAAAATTATTATCGCTGGAAGCGATCTTTGAGGCCTACAGCCGAGACAAGAAGCTACAGAAAAAGACGCTGACCAAGCGTGTCTTTTTGTCCCTTGGCAGAGAATAGTGTGGAATAACAAGGAATAACGCGGAATATATGCACAAAGAACTATGCAACCAGATCGGCGTTGCTATCCTGGGAGAAATGGCAACGAAGGCACTCGATAATCTGACTGTCTCTCCTCAAATGATGCTATTCCCTTTCGTCTTTAACACTGATGATTTCAGCATCGAAAGCAGCGTCAATAAAGGCGAGCACGGGATTCGCTATGAGATAGATCAGCGTATCAATATCGATCTCCCCGCCCCTGCGACCTTGGCTAAATTCAGAATCCTCCGTCGCTGTATCGTCTGTCTTAAGACTATCGATGGCGATACATATATAATAGGAAGCAGGCAATTTCCGGCAGTGGCAAGCATACTTCCGCATCTTAACAAGGCCGTTTTGCATCTAAAGCACGCCTCGATCACACCTCAATTCGGCTGATTAAAGTCCTTTAGCACCGCTTGTTATGCCTCTACATTCGCAGCATAACAAGCGCGTATGATTATCGACTTATCTAAAATTTCACGGGAATCTCTGGATCTGGTGCTTAATCCGAGTGGATGGCTGATAGATATCGGAGAGTTTCATGCTGCGCTGGCGGATATTATTTTATCGCGCAGCGCCGAATACTCATATAGCAAGGACTGTTTCAAGCATGCCGAGGCAATTGCTGCCAGAGTCAACGGTATCAGTGTCGTATCGGGGGATAGCTTGAGTCAGGATATTCCTGAAGGTTCTGTTGCCTACTATCGAGTGTCCGGGCTGGTACGTTCGGATTATCCTTACGACTGGTACTTCTCGAGCAAGAGGATGGTACGCGACCTATTGAGCGCAGAGGGCAATCCTAATATCGCCGCCCACTTTATACATGTAAGCTCCGGAGGAGGAGAAGCCTGGTATCTTGACAGGCTATACGAAACTCTTATCTCGCTGGAGAAGCCTATTTTTGCGCATATTGAAAAAATATGCGCATCTGCTGCATACTATATCGCCTGTACGGCACAGCAGGTGATGGCCGAGACGCCGAATTGTACAGTGGGGTCAATAGGTGTCATGTGCCAGTTTACCAACCTGCAAGGGCTGTTTGAGAAGCTGGGGATAAAAGATGTGCAGTTATACGCCTCCGGCTCTGATCTCAAGAACAAGAAAATCCTCGACGCCTTGTATAGAGAGAAGCCCGAGGAGTTTATTCGCAAAGAGCTTAATCCCATCCGTGAGCAGTTCGTCGATGCCGTTCGCTCGGCGCGTCCTGCTCTATCAAAGCTAACGGATGATCACCCGGTATTGCGTGGTGAAGATTATAGAGCAGAAGAGGCCTTGACAGTTGGTCTCATAGATGGCATACAGACTCTCGAGCAGAGTCTGCGCGATGCACATCGAGCCGGATTGGCTTATCTCGATTCCGTTAGGACCAGAACACAAGCACTCAATTTTCTCAACCTATAGAATATGAATTTCAAAGAGATGATGAATGCGGTCTTGACCGCACTCGGTCTCGTCGATAAGGCGAGAGCCGGGACGCTTACATCGGAGGAATGGACTCGTATCGAGTCTGAGCTGAAGAGTAAGTACAATATCGATCTGTCTGCTGCTGTGCAGGATGCACAGAAAGCCAGCCGGCTCGAGGAAGAACGAAAGCAAGCATTGGATATCATCAACGCATCAACGCCCAGTGCGGAGAATGCTGATGATGCAGATCCAGCGCCTGAAGCGAGTCTTGTCGAAGAGGTTAAGAAGATGACCTCTTTGCTTGATTCTCAGACTGCGACGATCACCGAGTTGCAGAATCAAATTGCGAAGATGGCAGCGGCGGCGGCTCCCGACAAACCTGAAGAGACTATTTCGCGGCCATTGTCTGTACACGGTCCCGGGACGAACGAAAAATATTTGTTCGGGATAGCCTCTCCTGTTTTCTCGATGGATAAACGGTGGAATCGCATCGCTCAGAATCCCGGTTATGCCGCTATCTCTGCAGTCGATGAAGATCGCGATGGTGTTGCATTCCGTAGCGCTGTAAGCGAATACGGCAAGACTGTCGCAGAGCGTTATGCCTTCTTGAAGGCGAATGGTATGCTGAATCCTAACAAACTCGCAGCTGGAGAGTTCAGTACGAACACGTCCGATTTGTCGAAAGCAGGACTTGGAGATCAATATGTCGTTATTCGGCAAGATGCTCTTATTGCGCATGTATTGCAGCGTTTAGCTGTGACAAACATCTTCCCTGTTCGGTCCAACGTGCAGGATCGAGAGCTTATGACAAATGCCTTCTTCGAGCAGGTGTCACAGGCTTGGCAGCCCGGACGCGTCTTCAAAGGAGGCGTTAAGCTTCAGCCCGAAATGGGCTATGTGGATGATTCGATGACTAAGCTCTATTTCCCCCAAATGAAGGAGATAGAAAGGCTGTATATCGGATATCTCAATACGAACGGCAGCGACCCGATCAAATGGAACATGATCGAATGGATGATAGTCAACATGATGTTGCAGATGGCTTCGGAACAGAATCATCGCCATATCATGGGGATCTATCTCAAGCCAAAGGATGGCGTTGCAGGTCACTACCTCAACGCAGGAACAGGCGTTGTTTATTCGCTCCTCCGCTACATGCATGAGAACAAGCTTCGTCCGCTTGAGCATCCTGCTTATGACGGTTACACCGAGAGCACAATGCTCGATGCGGTGATCGAGTTTGCGAAAGACGTTCAGTCTGTCATCGACGTAGACCAGAACATTGCCAACTACCGTCTCTACCTGAACGAACGCCATAAGCCCTGGTATGCTGCGAATATTCGTCAGAAATACCATTTGGACTCAGACTTTTCCGGTGTGAGCAGCTTGATGAATAGAGTGCCGGACACAGCGCTTGCCATCGAGTGGGTTCCGAATATGGAGAACTTAACTCTGATGTTTGTTCAAGAGCCGGGCAACATCCAGCTACTCGAGAACGTACCGGGCGAGATGTTCTCTATTCGCATGAAGGATGAGATGGAAGCGGTTATCGCTTGGTCAGTCTGGAAGGAAGGAGCTGCTGCGGCTTTCGTTGGATTTCCATTCTCAAGCTATGAGGAGCTTAAAGCAAATGAATTTGCGCATCAGCGCATCTTCATGAACTTGCCGTGCGTGAAGCTTGAGCCGGCTGCTACAACAGCGAACGCGTCCAAGGGTTTTATTTTCCTCATCGGCGAGAACTCAGCTCCGACAGCGCTGACAAACATTGAGAATGCTAAGAAAGGTACTGCTTACATCTTGCGATGTGGCGCTCACACTGCGAATGCGACAACGATCGCCAAGAGCGGAAAGTTTGCCGGCATTACAGCTGCCTTCACTCCGAAAAAGGAGGGTGACTACATCATGGTTGCGCTCAACGACGAGGGGGACGGCTTCGTCGAGCTCGAGCGTTGCCAGGATGGTAAGAGAACGATCAATCAGAAACTCCAGCCGAACGTTCCCGGCGGACGATAAATCTTTGCAGGGGCGCAGGTGTATGCTTGCCCCCTGTCTTAAACTCAGTACAAAATGAAGAAGAACAAAGTCAAAAAATTTGCGATTGCCCTGCTGGGCATCATCGCGCTGCTCGTGTTTGGAGCAGTCTTGCAGGCACATGGATTCTTTGGAGATCTTGTGAATGTCATCCCTTTGACATCCGCAGCAATTGTGCCAATTGCAGACATCAAAGACGTCCCGGACATCGAGGTAGCCGGGAAAAGCCTGGGTTATCGATTACGACTTATTCGATCCGCTGACGTCGACCGAGCACAGAAATTTACAGCCGACGAATCCAAGCCCGGGGCTATCAAAAAAATCCCACTACTGGAGGGCGCGAAGTTTACTAATATAGAATGCCATGCCATCCCTGAATTCACGAGCAAGGGGTCTAAAGGCGACATCACGGTCTCCGGCACAAATACAATTGTAGCTGTGCTCGGAGGCTTCCGCGAGGATACGTTGAGGTTCATCGAACAGCACGTTGGAGGAAAATTTCTCGTGATTTTTGAGGAGTGTGGACCGGAGGGCAAGGCGTACCTGGTTGGGGATGTGTGTAAGCCGATGGTTTTGAAAGAGTTTGACAACAGGAATAATCATGACAGCCGCAGCTGCGTGGTTACCTTCGAAAACGAAAGTATCTACCAGCCTGTGTTGTACACGGGCGGAGAAAACAATGGTGCGTAATGTATAACTACAAAGACAAAGCCGTTCACGTGAGAGACCTCTTGCGTGAACGCTTCGCAGACACGGACCGTGAAATTCTTCGCGCTGTGTCTCCGAATCATCCCGAATCCCTCTGTGTTCGTCCTGCCAGTCAACGACATGAGATTGTCTTGCACGCGCTGTTGGATATTATTACAAGAGAGGAAGTAGAAAAGAGAAGGGAAGCAATTCTGAATCCTGCTCCTGTAGATGGAGATGGTGATTCCGAAAGCGTAGAGGATCCCACCCCAGCTCCGACTCACGTCGATGGAGAAGACAATGCAGAGGATGTGGACAATCCGGCTCCTGCGGAAGATAACTCGTTACTATCAGAAGTCGCCGACCAGGCTAATCAGCTGGAGGGGCGAGTAGATGAGCTGGAGGGGCAGATCTCTGACCTCTCGGATGAGTTGAATGCGGAAAAAAAAAGCGAGCCGAAACCTCAAAAAAACAAAAGGAAGAAGAGTACCCACTAATCAGGTGGGGAAACCTTGAAGACCCTAAGGTGCAGCTCGCTACTGTATTGTATAACTCCCGCATCAACGATTACCGTCTGATGCGGGAGTTGTCAGATAGGATCGACAAGTCTTCTCCTCCAGAAGAGGAGGATATAATTGCTTTAGCGGAAACCCAGATTCGGCAAAACCTCGTGTTCAAAGAGCTCCGTAATTACAACCTTACAGGGGAGTTTCTTGGCGAGCATCCGCTTATAATCCACCAAAAAGAATACAGTGATCTTGAGTTGCTTCGAAAAAGCAACCCTTCTGCATTCCTTCAAGAGTTTGCCAGATGCAACAAGAATGTTCAGCGTTATCGTGGATACATAAAAGATTCGAAAAAGAAAAAAGAGAAGGAAAACAACCAGCGCCTCCTTGACAAGCATGTCGCCCGAATGGAGGTCTTCAATAAAATATTATCAGATGAAAACGATTGAGGTTTACAACTTGGGCAATCTGCCTACTGCAGATGTGTCAGAATTTATAGAGCTTCAGCAGGATTTCAAAACTCTTGATCCTGAGAAGCTGAGGAATCTTCAGATGCTTATTATAGAGAGGGGATTCAAGTATGCATTCACAGTCTGGAAATCTCCTGAAGGGAAGAAGTATATCATAGACGCACACCAGCGAAAAGCGGCTCTTCTCGCGCTCAGAAAAAGAGGATGGAATATTCCTCCTATCCCATTTCAGCCGATTCAGGCAGAAAACAAGAAAGAAGCAGTAGAAGAGATAGCCGCATTCAATTCCTCTTTTGGAACGATGAATCCGGACACGCTATTGTTTCAGCAGTACGAAATCGATAAGGAGACCCTTGATTCATTTAGTCTCCCGTTCGAGGCTGTTGCTTTTGAAAATGTCGACATAGAATCTGTCGACTATGGTGTTGTCGGTAGCACAGATGCCATGGAAGACTCCTTTGAGGAGGAGGAAATAAAAGTTCCGGATTATGACAAGGCTATAAGTAAGACGGGAGATATCTGGATGCTTGGAGAGCATAGGCTGATATGTGGAGATTGTCAGTCTAAGCGCGTTGTTGATGCTCTCATGCAGGGAGCTAAGGCAGACCTGTGTGTAACAGATCCACCTTATAATGTGTCCTACGTCGGTGAGACGGAAGATATGATGACTATCGATAACGACGATATGTCGAATGACGAATTTTTGTCATTCTTGCGGCAAGTATTCAAATCTATAAAAGACGTAATGAAGCCTGGTGCGGGAATCTATGTATTTCACGCGGACACGGAAGGATCGAATTTCCGTCGAGCGTTTGTTGAAGCAGGTTTCAAATTCGCGCAGTGCTGTATCTGGGTTAAAAGTTCTTTCGCGATGGGGCGTCAGGATTACCAATGGCAGCATGAGCCCATCTTATATGGATGGGTTCCAGGGGCTGCACATCGTTGGTATTCGGACCGTAGACAGACAACCATTTGGCCGTTCGATCGCCCGAGCCGTAATGCGATACACCCAACGATGAAGCCTATCCCGCTCATCTGTTACCCAATTCAGAATTCTTCAAAGCAAAGGGATATTGTTGTTGATTTCTTCTCTGGCAGCGGATCGACGCTTATCGCATGCGAAAAGACCGATCGTATTTGTCGCGCGATTGAGATTGACCCGGGATATGTAGACGCCTCTGTTCGTCGTTATCGACAGCTGTTCCCGGAAAGCCCTATAACACTGATTCGAGATGGAAGAGAGCTCTCTTTTGCTGAAACAGGATTATAGTGCCAAAGTCCGCACCTTCGGTTCTCTCGGTTACTCTGCCGAGAGAATCGCGGATTTGCTTTGTCTTAGCGGACAAGAGCGGTCGATATTTCTCATTCGCTTGAGCACGCACGGTGATCCGTTAAATACTGCATATCGAAACGGAGAAGTGCTCGGGGAGTGGAATATAGACGCAGCTTTGTCCAAACAGGCCGAGGGCGGAGATGTGGATGCAATAAAACTGCGAAACGACCGTATGCTTGAGCGGCAAATCGCAGACATGAAAAAAGAGAAATTCGGACTATGACGGTATTGGAACAGCTGCACAAGCTTCATCCGGACATCGTGGAGGCCTTCCTGTTGACGGGAAAGTCTTCCGCGATGACGCCGGAGGTGCAAGCCTTCGTGCGTCAAATTCAGTGGGCTGCTGAGATATACGGATCTGAGCGCAATATCTCGCGCGCGGCAGGCAAGCTGCGGATGCGTATCCTGGCGGAGCAAAAAACAGTTGTAGACATACGTACCTGTAAATCTCGTATTTATAACGCAATTGCCTATTTCTCTATCGATAACAATGTCGCCACAAAAATCTGGGAAAGCGATTTTGCAGATAAGTATGAGGATCTTGCTTCTTTGTCGATCCTCGCTGGCGATATTAAGACCGCGAAGCGCTGCTACGACTCTGCGCACGAATGCCGCGTTCGCGCATCAGAGGCAGCCAACAGAGAAAGTGCGTGGGCTCCTGTATTTATTATCTCCCCGGACATAAGCTTGACGCAGCTTGGATTTGAGACAAAGAACCTCAAGGCTATCGCGAGGAAATCTAATGATGGTTTTTATGCTCGATTCCTCGAAGATTTACCAATCGACAAGGCGGATAAGATACGCCTATTGAATGACGCAAATATCGAGGACGCGACATTTGAAGAGCTCGAAACAGAATGAAAAAAACACAGCTCCAACCTATCGAATCTCCGACCCTGCAGGAGGATATCCGTGAAGGATATTATATGAATCTCATGCAGATAAGAGCGAACCTCATCGACGCAAACGTGCAGATTATGGAGGTCGCCCGAGCGGGAGGAAAAACGGAAGGCGTATTTGGTCCTCGCATTGTCAAAGTCGCTAACTCTATGCCGGGAGAACTTGGGTTCCTTGTGCATAAGACATACGCAGCACTACTGACGAACATCTGGCCAAACATCCAGGCGTGGTTCGCTCGTCCGATTCACGACGGTCGTAGATCCATGCTCGAATATGGAGTAGACTATATCGTTGGTGAGGGAAAGATCCCTGGGCACTTTCGCCGCCCCCGATACCCCATTGTCTATCCAAAGCATAGTATATTGTTCAGAAACGGGTTTCATCTCCAGCTGGTATCAAGCGATCAACCCGAGTCTGTCGCAGGTAGATCGGGTGTGCATGCCTTCATCGAGGAAATGAAGCACCAAAAAGGCGAGAAGTTAAAGACCCGCCTTTTCCCGTCTTTGCGTGGGTCCGACATGCGGGCGAGACAATCTCCTTATTATCAGGGAATAACGGGCGTTTCAGACACCGCCCGTGTCGATTTGGGCGAAGACAATTGGTTTGAGGAGTATGAACGCAATATGAGCCGTGAGCTTATCGACGAAATCGCCACGGTCTCATATCACGTAAACAAGTTGCTGTTCAGACAGAGCGATATCGAATCGAAGAACAAATCAGAAAAAAATCCAGTCGTGCAGGAGGCTGTCAGGCTTGAGCTTGAGAAGATCCAGCGTGCACTCGCTATCTGGACTCCTCGCCTGTCAGAAATGCGAAGAAATGCTACGTATTACGCGCGTGCGTCTTCTTTTGTCAATAAGGATATCTTAGGTCCGAAGTTCTTCCGTACACAACGGGAATCTCTGGATATCGATGAGTTTCTCACGGCGATTTGCGCAATTCGTCGGCGCGCTGTTGTCGATCGCTTCTTCGCGGCGTATGAACCTTCGAAACACCAATTCTCGGATAGTATTAAGTATAACGAGATACTGAAGGTGGATCTGAAAGATCACTTCGAGCTAAACGCTTCTCACTTAAAATATTACGACCCTGATCGCGAACTGTTGCTCGGGTATGACCCTGGTGCTTTCGCATCGCTGGTGGTAGGGCAAGAGAATGAGAGCGTTGATACAATGCGGTTACTCAAAGAGTTCTTCACTATCGCCCCGAAGGGGCAGGCCGAGATGGCTGCAGAATTCAATCGCTTTTTTGGCTCTTATGCAAAGAGTAAACGCCTACTGCTATACTTCGACCGTGCGGCGAATAAACGTCGCGAGGATGCGGAGCAGATAACGACAGATGCCAAGCTGCTGCAGCGCGAGCTGGAGAGCTATGGTTTTGACGTCGAGCTCATGGACGAAGGGCGGGCGACTATATACCATTGGCAGCAGTACAAGCTGCTGTTATATATATTCAGCCACAACAACTCTATGCCTCGTGTGCTGATTGATGACGTGATGTGTCCTAACCTGTGCTCTGCCATTATGTTGTCGCCGAAAAAGACTACGGACGGTCGCATCGAGCTGGACAAATCAAGCGAGCGAAAAGTGCAGCTCCGGCATCAAGCAGGACTCACAACACAGCTGCCGTCCGCTCTTATCTACCTTTTGTTTGGTCGCTACTCCGGACTAATGCCGGCAGAATACAGCCAATTACCGCCCGATTTACCCTCCAATTCGATAGCATAACCACCAACATTTGACACAATAATCTTTCGTGCGCATAGTAAAAAAAGCACTGTTTGACACCGAAAAATGGCCTAATGTTTTGGTAATGAGTGGTTTGTTTTTCCAAAATGAAATCCCAGAAAAAACAAACGCGAGAAATCTGCACGCCCCGCTGTCTCCTCCGTTGAGGGCGCATTGCGCCCCACTGGCGGGAAATGTGACGGGAGGGGGGTGGGGGTGTCCTTTTGAAGCGCGTGTTGCGTCGTTAGCTTCGCATCGTGGAAAGTATAAAAGGGATAAGAGCGCTCGAGTGGGCTCGAGAGCTCTCGAAGGTGCCAGAAGGATGCTTCTCTATCGCCTTTTACCCATACAGCCGCAAGCAGCGTCGGGCAGGGGTAACCCTGCGCGTCTTGTCAGGTTGTAAGGTGCGTAAATCGCTCCCCGATGAGGCCTTTTCAGTCGGTAGCGAAAACTACTTTTTATTTCAGGACAAAGACGGTAATAATAAAATGTGTTACAAGGTTTTGATCCGCTACATGGGATTTCCCCATGACGGGTTCGCATTACGAAAAGTGGAATGGATATGATACAGCAGATAGGGCGGTTCGGTGTATATAGCGGTGATGGAGATGTTATCGCGTTCAGTATCGATGGGCTTGATGATCCCGTCTTCTCCTCTGCGCCGGCGCGGTCGGCAGGACGCAAGAGCGACTCTTATCGCAGAGTCGGAGATTTTCGATTACTCTGTCGGGGTGTTGATGACCGTTCGTGCGAGGAGATCGAAGCGGCACTAAAGGCGAATCGCTTGATGCCGTCTCTGATCAGCAAGCAGGTGCGCTTACTGTATGGACGTGGACCGCGTATATATCTCCGCTCCGGGGAGGACGGAGAGGACGGCGTAAACAAGAACTGGGTCGTGCAAGAGCAGATCCAGTCCTGGCTGGAGAGTTGGCAAGAAAATGGACTTGATATGTCCTATACGGACTTTGCCGCTTCGTGCATTAAGTCCTACTATTTCTTCCGAGATTATTTCGTTAAGTGGAGGATGTCCTTATCGCCAGGCGCAGGTGGTGCTCCACGCGTAGCCGGACTGGAGTTTGTCGATAATAGATTCTGTCGGCTCGGTACGACGAAGAAAGAGTGCGACAGAACGCCAACGTCGTACTCCGACTTTTCAGTTGTGGCGTTTGGCGACTTCAGGCAATCTTCGAACACTTACAAGATATATCCATTGCTGCGACTGAAGGAGGTAGACAAGTATAAGTTTGCCGCTATCTCTCATCATCGTGAGGGAAGCCCAGGCGAGGTGTATGGGCTGAACGAAGTCTATGAAGGGATCAAGGAGTTTTTGAAGACCAGTAACGAGCTTCCCATCTATGTGGGCAGCTTTCTCGAGAACGCATTGGCGGCCAAGGTGCACGTCGTAATTCCAAATGCATGGGTGGAGGCGAAGAGAGCTCAGATAAAGACGATATGCAAAGAGAACGAGAAGAGGGTCAAGGCGAACCTCTCGCCTGTCGCTTTTGAAGGTGTCGACGTTGGAACGGAGTATAAGGAGTCGGACTTGTCCACGCTGATACAGAACCAGCTTCGTCAGATTTCGAAGTTCTTGTCCGGATCGCGCAACCAGGGGAAGGCATTCAGCTCTTATTCCTTTATGGACTCTTCTGGCAATGAGCAGCGTTGGAAGATAGAGGAGATTGATCTAAAGTACAAGGAGTATATAGAGGCACTGGACTCTCACGATAAGCGCATCGATGAAGTACTCGTTTCTTCGGTCGGACTGGATCCGTCGATATCCTCGATCAGCAAGCCCGGGATGATATCAAAGAGCGGAGCAGATACGTACTACAATCTGTTGCTCTATCTGATGACGCTCACACTTGATGATGAGAAGTGCTGCGAGCCATTTAATCTCGCGATACAGATCAATTTCCCTGACCTTTATAAGGAGGGGTACAGGATCGGTTTCTTCCGCCCCCTCCCAGCTAAACAGTCCGAGGTCAGCCCCGAAAATCGCCTATCCAATCAAGCTACAGAATAATGAACATACAGACCCTTTTCCCCGATCTGGACGCCTTGCGTCGATACGCACCCGGTATCAGCGCCGGCAACTCGCTGTACGACCTGCAGGGCATGCTGCCGCATGCTGAGAAGCAAGTTGCCGGCATCGTTGGTAGGCAACTGTTAGACAAGCTGCTTACTGCTGCGGAGACAACGCGCGAGGGGGGAGCCATCCGCTCCGCATTTGCGAATCTCCTCTTGCTTAAGACAATCACCTTCGATTCCGTCAGCAAGCGACTGACAGGCGAAAAAGACCTGTACCGGTACGAGGTTGACTCTATGCGAAGGGAGTACACTGACAACTACTATAATGCGATGGATACCATCTTGTCTGTTGTCAGCAGCGAAGCGGAGTACGCGAGTTTGTGGGAGGGTAGCCGGTGGGCTTCTCTGCTGAAGAATGTGCGCATAGTCTCGTGTTCCGACTTCGATTCCCTGTATCCGATCGACTTGTCGTATCTGTTCTTCTTCAGAACGCTTCCTTTTCAGCGAGAAGCACTACTTGAGCACGGAGCCATCTTCGATCGTCTTGAAGAAAAGGAGGCAGATGATCCGACTATTGTCAATTATGAAGCTTTGACGCTTCAGGCGCGCCTGGCTCTTGCTAAGCTCGTTGTCGCGCTGGCGCTCGAGCGGCTGGACGTTACCGAGCTGCCGGCTGTCATCCGTAACCTCTTTGTAGAGCAAAAAGCCCTCCGCACTGGATACGACCCTGCGACAGCAACAGCGGCGATGGCAAGTCGACTGCGCTCGGAGGCTTCAGTCGCTTTGTCGACTGTATCCATCGCCCTATCGGACACGCCGAACGCCGGCGGCTCGGGTATCAGGGCAACGGCGGAAGACAAGATCATCCTCATGCCATGAACACCCCACGGATAACGATCGAGACCCCGACAGGGGTATATACCATCCCCAATCGTTGGTCGCTCCTCGACCGGCGTCTGTTTCTTGGGACCATCGAGCTTATCGATAGGTGGCATGCGGGCATGATCAGCCCGATTGTGGCGCAGTCCATGTATGTATGCCTTGCGCTGGACATCGACCCGACCCGCATCAAGAATGAAGAGGGCATGCGTAATCTGTATTCTATCGCGATGATGGTAGACTTCCTGTTCGACTACAATGAGGACAAGGAGGAGGCTCGCTTGCGGGAGCCTGTATTTGCCCGGCAGCTTTTCCCGTCTGTTCAGCTCGGCGGGCAAACGTTCCCCGGATACGACGTTTGTACCTCTGGCGGCATGCTCTCTGTCGATATCGCCGCTCTGCGTTTTATCGATGCCCTTCAGGCGCTGAGTGACAGCAGGGATGAGTCCATGCTGCGCCTCGTGCTTACGCTCTATTGTCCTGGTGGGTATTCTCCTTCTGATGTGCACAGACTTTCCGCGACCCTATACCCTCAAGTGAGTGCGGAGGAGTGGGGTGTCATACGTGCTGTCGTCTTTCAGTTTTCCGCCCTGGCAGCCTACATTTTCCGCCATCCGAGGTATGCCATCCTGCGAGGGCCCGGCGAATCGGATAGGGGCGAAAAGTCGGAATACGCTCTCGGCATGGAAGCTTCGCTTTATCATCTCTGCGCAGATGGTATCGGGACGGCTGATCAAGTGGAGCAGCTGCCTATTTTACAGTACCTCGAGCTGATGCGACAGAAGCTCATCGAGGGGGTACGCTCGATGAAGGAAATGAGTATGGAGATTGGAGAGATCGCGGATAAGTCGCGACTGGATGTTGTAACTGTAGCAAAGATTCTGCAATGACTCACGGCGCGCTGTTTGCGGGGCTCAATGTATTAGGTCTTGCCTTTAAGCAATTAGGCGTCGAGACTCTGTGGAGTTCGGAGTCCGACTCTTTCTGCCGCGAGCTTCTCAATAAAAATTTCCCAAAAACAAGACAATATGGAGACATCAGAGCAATTGAGAACCTACCCTACGTCGACATTATTTCAGGGGGATTCCCCTGTCAGGATATCTCCGGCGCCGGCCCCGGACATGGCATCCGTGGCGCCCGATCGTCCCTTTGGTTTGCAATGTCCAATGTCGTATCCAAAGCCCGTCCAAAATATATCATCATTGAGAACTCCCCTATGCTCGTCAAGAGAGGGCTCGAGCATGTATTGTTCGACCTTGCCGAAATCGGGTATGATGCAGAGTGGTGCTGTCTTCGAGCTTCCGATTTCGGCTATCTGCACAAAAGAGAGAGGTTCTTTCTCGTTGCTTACCCCGACAGCTTCAGATGCCTTGCGCAAGCGCATAAAGCTCGAGTCTTTAGCCAAGAGATACCAGAGACATCCAAACGGGAACTTGTCCGAGCAGTTAGCGGGGAAATACGGAATAAGGCTAACAGCGAAATTCTGCGAGATGATGATGGGACTCCCTTCGTCCTGGACAGAATTAAAGCTTTAGGCAATGCGATTGTTTATGATGTCGCGCTGTATGTCGCACGCAGTGTTTTGTCTTTTCATTCGGTGTTACACTCTAATCTTCCGCAATAATGTTTAGAGAGATACTTCTTTATTTCGCGAAGTTCAGCAGCCGTGAAGGCGTGCTAAGGAACTTCAGCACCGGCAGAAGCCTGATAGCCGGCTATGCCGAACTCCGTGAACAGCTTGACACGCTCGAGTATCTGGAGGTAGTCCCTGAGTTTATCTTCAGCCCCCACCTCGACAAGGTGCGATCTCGTGTGTCAGGCATACTGTCTGTACCGTATTTATTCGTCGATTATGGCGAGATAACCCACGAAGCTGCCGTCCCGGGTCAGTATCGTGATGAGGCCACCTTGGCTGTTACGGTAGCCTTCCCATCCAGGGACGCCTCCGCAGACCCGATGGAGCAGCTCCTTATCATGGATGATTGCCTGCGTAGATTGGTGGATATCCGCAACCGCATTCTTGCAATCCGCTGTCCTTCCGATCCCTATTATAAAGGTCTCGCCCGTGCCCACCAGCTTGTGCCATTCGAGGCGCCGGGGTTATCCTCTGTCGGATGGACTATGACGTTCAGCCGAGACGGCATCGATTCGCTTCAGGGCAAGCCTATTTAATCACTTAAATACAGCTCTTATAAACTATCTTAACGCGCTGAAAATAAGCGCGTTATTGCTTGCGTGTTCCGGTTTTTGTAGCGACCTTAGACGTACAATAAAGAACCGATATATGGAACAACAAGTACAGCGGATCCTTTCGCAAAACACGACTAAAACGAGCAAGATACAGCAGCTCTTGCTCATAGGTCTCAGCCGCAGGGCGGTTGCTGATCTGGTGACAAATGGTAATTACGGCTTTGTGTACAACGTACACAAGAAGATGCAGGAGACGGCTGCGATTCAGCAGATAACGCACCAGCTTTCTCCTTCCGCATTCAGCCGCAGATTTGGTATTGAGATCGAGGCTTACGGCGTAAACCAAACTTATTTGCTGGATAGCCTCCGCCGCGCCGGTATCGAGTGCAAGAGTGAGCGATACAACCACACGACGCGCCCTCATTGGAAGGTGGTATCGGACTCCTCTATAAGCGGAAGCAACCCCTTCGAACTGGTCAGTCCGATTTTGGAGGGAGAGTCCGGGCTGAGGCAAGTAAAGCAGGTCTGCAAGGCACTACAAAAGGTAAAGGCGAAAGTGAACAGCAGCTGCGGAATGCACGTACATATCAACGCGCGCGACTTCACGATCAAGACTTGGAAAAATATCCTCATCAACTACGCTCGTCTTGAAAAGATCATCGACAACTTCATGCCACAAAGTCGCCGCGACAACTACTACTGCAAGGGCTTCGCGCAAATCGCCGACTTCGAAAATAAAATCGCCCGAGTCCGACGCGTCGAGGATATAACTGCAGTACTCGAAACACGATACCGCAAGATAAACGCAGAGGCTTACGCGCGCCACGGCAGTATCGAGTTCCGCCAGCATGGCGGGACCACCGAATTTGAAAAAATACACTACTGGGTACGTTTTCTTGAGAGCTTGATCAAGTTCAGCGAAAGAAACGGCATCTTTGCCGGCAGTTGTATCAACGACTTGCAAGACATACTCGAAGAGGATACCTTTACCTATATAAAGTATAGAACATTAAAATTTAAAAACGAATCCGAATATGGAGAAGACTAAGTACACCCTGAAAGACGGGGGCAGCATAGAGGCTGCCTCCGCAACTGAGTTTGTTACCATCTTACGCGAGGGGAGCCGGCTCGCAGATACCGGGGACGATCGCAGTTTTATGCTGGAGTTCGCGGATCGGTATCGATCCCTTTATAACAGAGAAATAGATACCTCGAGCGCGGACGCCTTCCTGTCCGACCTGCTCCGGACGGGGTATGCTATAGTAGCAGATTGATTATTTTTGTTGCGATAAATTTCAATTATAAACCTAAAAACCAACAAGGAATGAAAAAGCTTGTACTATTGACCGTCCTTCTGCTGATGGCCATGTTGCCGACCCTGGCGCAAGAGAGTGAAAACGCAGCTGCATCGAACCTGCCCAAACCGGAATACTGCTATTGCGAGATAGTGGGCTCCGAGGGCGGTTTCTTGAGCACAAAAATGAAAATCAGTATCGACTTCGGGCAGGCGGTCGGGTTCTTCGCGCAAAACTGGAAGAAAGAGCTTGTCGACGAAAACGGCAACCCCATCAAATTCAATTCGATGGTGGATGCGATGAATTACATGGCTCGGTATGGGTGGCAAGTCGATCACACCTATGCAATCACACAGGGAAATACCCATGTATATCACTTTTTGCTCAAGAAAAAGTTCGTCTCCGAGGAGGACATGGTCCGTGGCATCGTTACGAGAGATCAGTTTAAGAAAATGAAAGAAGCCGCCGGCGAATAACGTAACCTCCGATTTCTTTTACAGCCCGCTGCTCTCTTTTAGAGGTGGCGGGCTAATTTTTTTTGCCGAAACGCTTGTTGTTTCGGAAAGAAACAATATATTTGCAGTGTTCTAAAACTTTCGGCGGGAGTCATGACCTGCCACACTTTGCGACGGCAGGTTTTTTTGTATACCTACCACAGACACGTCATAGCGGTGTCGCACCCCCGTAGCCTACGGTTAATGCCTGGGCAAAGCCGAAAGTCTTTAGAACAGCGGGTCAGGCGATGCCGCTTTTTTTCATCGCCTGTAATGTTCTAAAGCATATGGCAAACAAAAGAACCGCCCTCAAGGGCAAGAAGACGGCACCGGCTGCGCATCCGGTGCAAGACCAAACTCAGGGACCGATAAAGCGATGCCATCGGTCCACTCACGAAATTCTTGCGAAGCTCCGCGAAGTGATGACGGACTTCTTCGCCATCGACGATCTTCTGTCGTATGATGTCGACACTGTCACCTTCGAGGACGAAGTGACGCTGCGCATCAGTGGCGAGAACGCCCGTCTTGATGTCCGACTCGTATCTTTGTATCAAGAGGACTCTGTTTCTCCCTCTGCACAGGATTCACCCCTTCAGGTTTCGTAAGAGTATGATACGCACAGATTGCTTCCATGTTGGTCGGCAGGATGTCGATGTGGATGGTAAGAGAGCGAGGCTGTACAGCTTTTCGATACAAGACGATAAGCGGTGTCGACATCCCGAGCAAAAAGGCGGCGGGCTTTTTATAGAGGTCGAACATGCCACCGCTGACGATCTGCGCTACATACAGCGCATGGTAACGAGCTTAGTTGAAGAATGTTTAAGTAAGGAGGTGCACAATGGATGAAGAAAAGACTACGCCGGATTTGCATCTGTATATGGATGCAATCCTGAGACGCTTCCGCCCGTCTGATGCAGAGGATGCCACGCACTTCTTCACGACTGAGGAGGTGTGCGACGCCATCAGGGCGCTCAATCCCGAGCTCAAGGGATTAGCCCTTACCGTAGTGCATGACGCCCTCGTGGAGTCGGGATTCCGCCTCTGCTCTCCGCTCGGTATGCAGAGCCTGGCTTTCAGGTGGATGATGGAGGAAAAATAGTACATTCGCTGTATGATCACGAACGACATGATAAAGCGCGAGTTCATACATCGCACAGTCGGTAGCGGGTTCCATCGCATCAGTAAGATGCAGGAGCGCGCTGCCGCTCGCTCCTACACAGGCGGTACGGGTTATATGCGTAGCCACTTCGCCGGTGTGCCGCTTGCAGTTGAGAGGCCAGGCGAACGCTACGCCCTGCGTACGCTGGACTATACCCGTTTCCTTGACATCAAGTATGCCAAGGGTGCCGCTTATCGCTCCTCCGGTCGAGCTCCGCTCTACAACCGCGTGGTTTGGGGCGTACTCTATCGCAATGTGATTCCGGCTCTCAAGTATGAGTTCACCTCTCGGACGCGCGAGCGGATCAGAGAGGACTTATCTGCAATCAACCAACCCTAAAACTTATATATATGTGGGATATGACTCTTCGCCAGTTCTTGGCCGGCTTGCTCTACCTCTCTGTGACTGTGGTAGCTCTGCTGCACGTGTTGGAGGTACCGGAGCTTTCCAAGGCTTTTTGGTTTGTACTGGGGTATGCTGCAGTTACCACCATCGTAGCAGCTGCTGTTCGTAAGATGCTGCCGAATCGACTCGGCTTCCCTCCGAAGGATCTTGTGCTCGGGGTTTTCTTAATTTCCTTTTTCGGCTTGAGTTTCTTTTGGCTGTTGTTCCTGCATCCGCTTTGGTTGTTTATAGCGATACCTCTGTTCCTCATCTGCGGGAAGGCTCTCCTCCTGCTCTTAAGCATCGTGGCAGCCCTGTTCTGATGGCCGCTAAAGGCATCATCGATGCTGTCGCCCCTGTCCTTTAGGATGGGGGCTTTTTTGTGGACTTTCGCGCCATATCAACAAGGGATATATGGCACAGAGGCAAAAGGATGATATCATCAATGTCGTGTTCTCGGTTAATGCGAGTAAGGCACAGCAGCAGATACACGATCTGACTGCAGCAAACAAGGACTTGACGAAGGCTAATCAGGAGCGGCTCAAAAAGATGCGCGAGCTGGAAGTGCTCGGTCGCAAGGAGCAGCAAAGCTACAAGAATCTGAAGGCCGCCTATCTGGAGACTCGCAAGTCCATCAGCGACAATAATCGCGCTATCGAGCAGCTGCGGAGCAACCTCAGTCTTACGAATATGAGCTACAGCGAGCTGCATCGAGAAGCTAAGCGGCTGAAAGCGCAGCTCGACAATACCAGCCGGTCTCTCAATCCGACCGAGTGGAGTGCTCTCAATGCACGTCTGCAAGAAGTGCGTCGCAGCATGAAGCAGGTGGAAGTGGGTGCTTATTCGGCTCAAAAAAGTCTGTGCGCCTCTATCAAGGAAGCCGTAGCCTATCAGGTGGGGCTGCAGAGTCTGGTGCTCTTGTTCTTGCGCCTGGTCGGAAATATCAAGGATTTCGTTCGCGAGGGTATCCGCATTGCCGGCGTGGCGCAGGGTATCGATGAGGCCTTCAGCCGAATTGCGAATAAGGACTATCTCTCTTCTCTTAGGGAGCAGACAAAGGGGCTGCTTAACGACAACTTCCTCAAGAAGTTTACCGTTCAGGCGAACAACTTGGGTATTCCGATCGAGCACATGGGTAAGCTGCTGGCGTTTGCACAGCAACGAGCGAAAGACACAGGGGAGAGCGTGGAGTATCTCTCTGAGTCTATTGTCAAGGGGCTTGGGCGCAAGAGTGTGCTCATCCTTGACAACTTGGGGCTGTCGTCCGTCCGTATCAATGAGGAGTTCAAGCGCACAGGAGACTTCGTCGCTGCTGTCACCAAAATTGTCGATGAGGAGATGTCCAAGGTGGGCAAGAGCCTGGATACGGCAGCTGAGGCGGATGTTCGCAGGGCGGTACGCTGGCAGAATCTGCAGGAGCGGATAGGAGGCTATCTGGTCAAGTTCTCGGATATGCGTAACAAGATCGAGTCGGGGTTCGTCGACACCCTCGACCGATCCCTATCATGGATCGAGAAGCATTGGTCTAAAATCACACTGTTGTTTTATTCGCTCTCCTCTGCCATCGTGGTGTATAAGGCCGCGGTAACGAGGGCCATCATACTGGAGAAACTTCATGCTTTTTGGCTTGCTGCTAAGCGTGTGTCCCTCATCGCTTCTTCTTCCGCTTATGCCCTCTTGACGGGCAATATCCTCCGCGCCAAGGCTGCGATGCGGATGCTGAACATTGCCATGAAGGGAAACCTTTGGGGCCTGGTGGCGGCAGGCGTTGCTGCCGTGGGAGCGGCTCTTTATACCCTGCACAGGCGTGCACAGGCTCTTACGGCCGAGAAAAAAGCCCTCCTGCAGGTGTCTAAAAAAGCGACGGAAGAGTTTCAGTTGCAGGCGGCAAAGGTGGACGTGCTCTCGAAGACGATCGAGAACAACAAGCTGAGCGTCGACGCTCGTCGTGCAGCAATCGAGAAGCTCAAAGAGATCATGCCGTCTTACAACGCCACGATCACGGAAGAGGGCGTACTGATCAATCACAACACCCTTGCAATAAGCGAGTATCTCCAGCAGCTCGAAAAGCAAATAAAAATGAAAGCCGCTCAAGAGGAGCTGGAAGAGGCTTACAGAAAGAAGCGGCAACTGGAGAAGCAGCAAGAGAAAGACCGTGCGGCTGTCAAGAAGGCGAAGGACGACTACGACCTCCGCAATAGTCTCGTCAGCTCCCAAGCGAACAGCAAGCTGTCCGGATCCGGCATGCGGCAGCTGGGAGTCGGGATGCAGACAAGTGGGCTCGCGTCCGATTTGTCTGCGGCGAATCGTGCTCTCGAAAAGACTACTGCAGAGCTGGAGAAGAATCAGTCTGTGATAGATGCCCTCGACAAAGAGATCACGACCTCTACCCAATCTCTCACCTCCGGTGCGTCCAAGACGGCGGCCGCAACCGTATCGCTGATCAAAGTGCAAGAGGAGCTACTGGAGCAAGCGAAGCTGCTACCGGAAACCTCCGAGGTGGAGATTGCGGCTAAGAACAAGAAAATCGAAAGCATCGAGAAAGAAATAGACCGTCTTCGTGATCTCGGGCGCACGTCTAAGGGTGCCGCCGCTTCTGCTGCAAAGGCGGAAAAAGACCGTATCGAGTCGGTAAAAAGCGCCTCTGTGGAAGAAATACGTCTCTTCGAGGAGACGCAGACGCGTATCCGCTTGAAGGCCAAGAAGCAGCAGGCAGCAGGCAAGATTACGGCTGAGACCTATGGGTCCATCGTGGCAGCAACGGAGAAAGCATCTGCGGACTTTCGGCTCGAGCAGTATCGAGAGCTGTACCGCACGCTGGAGAACCTCGAAGTCAAAAACGGCAAGGCCAAGAAGCGCGCGCTCGATGAAGCTTCTGCGGCCATCCTTAAATCTGAAGAAGAAGTTATCGACAAGCGCATCGCGCTGAATGCTTCCTTGGCCGCCATCGGCGAAAAGGCCTTGGAAAAGGTGTTGAGGAAGCAGCAAGAGGCAAAGGAAAAAGCAGAGAAAGCGAGGGTGGCGAGCAAAGCCAACGACGAAATGCGTCAGCAGTTCGGACTTGTCGATCCGGACTTCGAAACGAAAATGAAGCTTGCTGCCCTCGATGAGTACTATCGCCAGGAGCTGAAGAAATACAAGGATAATGCTGAAGTGCGACAAAGGCTCGCAAAGGTCTATGCTCAAGCAAAAGCAAAGATCGAGCTCGACGCCGAGGCGGAAAAACTGCAAACAATCGCGGGCATGGGCTTTGCCGGGCAGCTGGCCGCATTTGCTCAAGAGATGATCTCTCTTCGTGATCAGCATCGCCAGGGGCTGCTCGAGGAGCAAGAGTATCAAAAGAAGAAAGCAGACTTGAGGAAGCGGTTTACGGAATTCTCCGTGAAGGCGGTGACGGAAATCGCATCTGCCGCTGCAGGCTACATGCAGGAGCAGGAAATGATCGCTGTCGATCAGAAGTATGCATCCGAGATCGCAGCAGCACAAGGCAATCAGGAAAAGCTGCGCGAGATCGAGGAAAAGAAGGAAGCCGAGAAGCTTGCTATTCAGAAGAAATATGCGGATATAAACTTCATCATCAAAGCTTCGGAAATCATTGCCAATACAGCGGTCGCAGTTATGAGGGCTATGGCGGAACTTGGTCCTATTGCCGGACCGATTGCAGCCGTTGCCATGTCTGCTGCCGGCACGCTCCAGCTCGCTGTTGCCAATCAAGAGAGGATGAAGGTTAAGAACGCCCAGCCGGGAGGTGGAGGAAGCTCTTCTTCGTCCACCTCCGGTATGCCGATGCGCGTGGCCAGTGGACGCGAGGATGGCGGATATATAGATGTAGAGCGCGAGCAGGACGGCAAGCGTTTTCGCGCCATGCACGAGCCGCGCCGACGCGGCTATGTAGATCGCCCGACGGTGATAGTCGGCGATGGTCCGGCAGGTCGCAGTCGTGAGTGGGTGGCCAGCAACGATGCTCTGTCTAACCCCACTGTCGCTCCCATTATCCGCATGCTTGATGCCGCTCAGCTAAGCGGACAGATCCGCACTATCGATATGGGAGCCGTGCTGCGCCGGCAGCTGGTCGGTCACCAGTCCGGCGGATATATCGCAGGATCCGCATCACGAGTAGACACGCCCCCACCAGCGACTCTACCAGTCGGCAGCAACGATCGCGCGGTGCGTGCGATGGAGCGATTCATCGATACGATGGAGCGCGCAGGTCGGGAGGGGATTCGTTCGACTGTCGTATTATCTGAGCTTCAGCGCAAGCAGGCGCTTGTCGACAAGGGTTCATCCATAGCCAAGAAAAAGTAATGACTATCAAACTGAAATCGGGAGAACAACTCGATCTCCCTGTCGACTTCTCAGTCGAGATCAGTCGCATCAACCCGTTCTTCTCCGAATACGGGGAGCATAGCATTCCCGTGCAGCTCCCGCCATCCCCCAACAATGCTCGCTTGCTGGGTTTCCCGCACGATGTCGGGATGGGGACTATCAAGACCTCTTTCGATGTCACGCTGCAGGATGGTATCTTTTTCTATCCTGCTAAAATGTCGTTGCTTTCTGCTAACGAATCGGAGGGATACGAGTGCAACTTCGTCTTAAATCTGGGGCAGATGTACTCCGCTCTGCAGGCGGACAAGCTGTCTGCTGTAGTCGAGAAGCAGTACACGCGCCTCGACTATACAACCGCCATCGCCGCAATGCTGCATCTCGAAGATGTTGCACGCAAGAATGAGATGACGGATGAAGACTTGATAGACATCTTCCCCGTGCTTGCGGATGCTCAGATTTTGAATGAATATCAGGAAACGACAGCCCACCCGGGGCGGGTCTTTGCAGCGTACCGGGATCGTACGATCGACATAGATGGTCAGTCGACTGTGATCCCTGCCGGCTTTCTGCTCACGCCCTTCCTGCGCTTGCGTCCCTTGCTTGCTCGCGTTTTCAAACACTACGGCTATAAGGTCGTAGACTGGGGAGCTTTGTCGGAGCACCCCTATCGGGATATGGTGTTGCTGAACCATAACTACGACACGGTGGCAAACGGCTATATAACGCCGCTCCAGCTTGCCCCTGACTGCTCGGTGAGCGACCTTCTATCTGCCGTGGAGGGTAAGTTTCTATCTCGATGGGTCGTGGACGAATCCACTACCTCTATCCGGTTCGTGCACTTCGATAGCTTGTTGTCGGGGGATAGTACTGATATGACGGATCGGCTTGCCGGCAAGCCGACATTCAGCTATCCGGTGCGGTATCGAAGGCTGGAGCTCAAGAGCGCATCTTATATTCGCCCCTCTTTTCCCCGAGGCGTGGATAACGAAAGCTTCGAGCAGACAGAAAACTTGAAAGAAACACTGAAGAAGCGATTCGGTCTCTGCGTGGATGTGCGAACCGGTATTCTGTATCGGTATATGGTGCTGCGAGACATGAGTGGCAAGCTGCTTGCTGTCGGCTCGCTTATAGCAGACTATATAGATGAGCACAAGTCTTACGACCCCGAAGCGATCGATTGCGGCGATACTGTTCCTGCGATGCAGCTTCCGCTAACAAATACAGCCTTCAGCGATGTCGCTATTCCGCAGGTGGGAGAAGGTCGCTGGCTTAACTCCTTCTGTCGATTGTCAGATGGCAAGGAGGATAAAGAGGATCGCAAGGGTGAACTGCCTGTCATGTTCGCGCTGCCCGTCGGTAGATCGGGCGGTCTAAGGCAGGGGGGGCTGATAGATGCCGTCTCGCAGAAGTCACTTCTTTATCATGGAGAGCAAGGGCTATTCGCTTTGTTTGGCAAAAAGTACGATGAACTCTTGCGATACGGATTGACCGAGGCGGAGGTGCCTGTGCAGTTGAGAGGAGTCGACAAGATGACACTGTCGGCCGCGAGGCCGATTATAGTGTCCGGCAATCGATTCTTGCCCGAATCGATCGATTACAGTACCCAGGCGGACAGCATCTCTGTGCTCAAGCTGCGATCTCTCTCGATGAAGCCGCACCTCAGCAGTCTTGACGCCGGGTATCTTGTGAGCGTTGATTACATCAGTTCGCTCAAGTCGGCCATGTCGCAGCTCCCGACGCACTCATGGTCTATCGAGCGGAGATGGCGTTTCAGCCCTGTGCCAGAGCACGCTCCGGGATCGCATGTTACCTTTTTTGCCGACGATATGTATGAGTGCCCGAGCGGGTACGACTTCGACCCGGGTCCAACGACAGGACTGGGGAACGACTATCCGGCGAATACTATTTACTACTGGGGAGACGCTATCAACCAGCTGTCCGAAGCCTTCAAACGGCGTGGCGATCGTGTCGTACCTGCCCCGACGCCTGAACAGATCGCGACAGGTGGCTGCTACGTGTATGCCGTCTCGCAGATCAAGACGTCAGAAGCCACCACTCCTCCAGATAATATAGAGCCGGATCCGGGTGGGGGGCATGGGAACAATCCGCCGAACGTACCGCATCTGGATTATTTCGTCCTTTATTTCTGTCTGAAGGTGAAGGCCCTATAATTCTTGTCCTTTGCCGCCATAGACGGGACGCGTTTTTTTGTGTTGTAAAGAGATGCGAATATGTACAGACTACTTGATGCTTTGTGGCTTGCGGGGGTACACTATCTCGGCAACTTGAAACCGATAACCGTAGAGACGGACGAGTCCGTATTGTCAGCTTCTGTCTCCGTGTCGACCGGCTCTTCCGTTGTCGCGACAATACCCTTGAACTATACCCCCTCCGGAGGTCGTGTCACAATCGACCTCTCCGATTTGCTTCGACCTTATTTCGAGTTTCAAGTGCTTGCCCCCCGCGTGCGCCTCTTCAAGCAGGAACGCATGATGCTGGATGTCAAGGTGCGATTCATGGGAGCTGCTCAACCCTCGTTGTCGTTCCGCGTGATCCGCGGAGGCATATCGGGTGTAGAAGACAACGTGGAGGAGTGGCTGCTGAAGAATCCGCTTTCTTGGCAGCCTCGTCGAAAATATGTGATGTACAATCAGCCGGAGTGGCTTACTCTCTATCTCCGATCCGGGGATGTCATCGTGTATACTATATACACAAATAGTAAAGGTGCGACGCCAATTCAGACTGCGGGGCTCTCGCAGCAGACGACAAGCACAGGCGTCTACACCATCGACGTCTCACCGGCAGCGATACGAAAGTTAATAGACATCGCTGCCGACGACTATATCACTTTCTACAAAGTGACTACCACCGGCGGCGTGGAGATGCAGTACGTCCTCGACTCTGCTAAGAGCGAAGAAGAGCGTTGGTTCTTTTGGCAGAACAGCCTCGGCGGAATGGATACGGCTCGATTCTGTGGAGAAGAAGTGCTACTTATCAACTCTGAGGATAAAACCCTCTCTCGTCAAGATGAAACTCACACTTACGAAGTCGAGATGCCGGCGCGCTGGAGGCAGAACACCGGCAGCATTTCTATCCGCGAACGGGTGTGGTTGCTCGACTTCTTCCGCTCACCGCATCGATATCGATATCGAAACGGTGGGCTGCAGTCCATCATTATAACTGAATCGGGAAGCGAGAGCTCGACGTCGGACAATATCTACGATTACAGCTTCACCTATGAGCTGTCCGACGACGAAGACTTTTTGAACATCGGGATACTCGACGCGCCACCATCCTCGTTGCCTGCGGTGTCATCGATGGATTTTTCTTTACCCCCTCATCCTTCTGATCTCACGCTTCTGTCCGCCGGTGAGGGGGTATTCTTCGCGGGCTTTCACAATAACGTATGGGGCGTTATCGGCTATAATCAGTTGCTCGGCTCCCTGCAGAACTCGCTTAAGGGCTATATAGATAAGCTGATCAAGGATTACACGGCTTGGTATCTTGCTCAAAGCGGCATACAGTCTTCCGCGAACACGGCGATCTTATCATCGTTCAGCGCGCAGCTCAAGACACTACGCGCGGGCAAGGATCAGATAATCGACAGTGTTGTGGACGTGGTGAAGGTCGCTCTCACAAACGCGGATCGAGAGGCGCAGGCTTCTTTGGATGCATTGCGTGCGTACTTCGTCGAGCATCCTTTTGCAGGCGATACGGCTCAAGACCTCATCGTCGCAGTCGAAGATGCGCTCGGCAAGTACGGAAAAGTGCTGTACATCGCGCATAAGTCGCTCAAGGAACATCTGACAGATCAGATGCTGCAACAGCTGGCGCAGATGGGAGAGGACTGTAATGCAACCGCTCTGGGCTACGCGAACATGGCACAGCAGCAGGCCTTCAATCAAGCCCAAGCATACACGGACCTGACTGCTGTCACGATTGATACTGCAATCTTGTCAACCCAAAATCTTTCAATTTTCATCCGCTCTACGGAGGGTCTGATCATCAAGCAGGAGCCCTCAACGACGTTAAGCGTCGGTGTCCGTTTCAACGGGGCGGATATAACGCGCGAGGTGCTTGAGATGACACCGGCAGTCAACTTCATTTGGAGAAGAAGGACAAAGACCGGCGTGCATGATGGTATGACAGATGCTGAGTGGGAGGCCTATGCGGTCGGCAGGCATGAGATCGTTGTGAATCGTGCATTGACGGACAAAATCCGTTTTTGGCTGGAGACTTCCGCTGCTGATGACAGTCGAATTATAGAACAGTTTAGATATAAACGAACATGACTTCTGAGATTTTAATAGTAAACTCAATCAAGGACGGTGCCGGGCTCTCGCTTTCGGCTAATTCTCTCGCATTGTCTAAGATTAAAGAGTTGCAGGCGTCTTCTTTGCCAAACAAGGATGCCCTTATCAATAGCATAACGAGCGCTGTCAATGTCATCGTACAGAAAGACCAAAACAACGAGATCGATTATTCGAACCAGAATGCGCCCGAGATTGCAAATTTCAATAAGGCTTTAGGTGACGCTTCTTCTGCTCTCGAAAGCGACAAAAAGAGCAAGATCGGTAGTCTATCTGCCGCGCAGGTTACGATCAATCAAAAGATCGCAGAGTCTGCCGGCAAGATCACGAGCCTTGAAGCTTTTCAGGCGTCTCAGGGCACAGTGAATGCGGCCAACCTTGCTGCCCTTCAGGGGCTCCAGTCCGATATGCAAGTGGCTCTGAAGAACAATATCGAGTTCTTCACCGGCAACTATATCCCGTCTCGATTCAATGCCCCCGCGGAGGCTTGGGACACGATCGAGCTGTGCAAACTTCATGAAGGAGATGAATATACGCTGCGCGTAGATGAGTCCAGTCCTCCGGAAGCACAAGGACTGAACGCTTATCAATATAAATTCCTCCGAACGGTTAAAGGAGAGCCGACATCCGTCAATGACTTCAAATGGGAGATGGTCGGGTCCGGACCGATCGCTTCTTTGAGCGCGTCGGTCTTAACACTCAACGATAAGGTCGAGCAGAACAATTCGAACGAGAATTTTATTGGCAAGGTGAATGTCAACTCTGTGGCCATTATCAACAAGGTAAAAGAGCCGACGGCGGCTCTCGCCTCTCAGAAGCTTAAGGCTGATCAGGACTTCAAGGATGCCGTGACACCTAAAATAAACCCGGTGTCCGGAAAGTGGAAGAAGGCGGACGGGTCAGACTCTGACAACTACGCTGTTGCGGACAAAGTCCCGGCTTTTTCCTCCGCGGTTCAGGCGGCGAACAGTTCAGCGGACAATGCAAATAATAAAGCGACTCTCGCTCAACAAAAAGCGGACGCAGCAACTACCGCCGCAGCGTCGGCAAACGAAAAGGCATCCTTGGCCAACACCGCTGCAGCTAATGCAAATAATAAGGCGACCCTGGCGCAGCAAAAGGCTGACGCAGCGAACTCCGCTGCAGCGTCGGCAAACGAAAAGGCATCCCTTGCCAACACCGCTGCTGCTAATGCAAATAGCAAGGCGACCCTCGCGCAGCAAAAGGCGGATGCAGCAGGCTCTGCTGCCGTAGAGGCTCTTAATGCAAAAACTATAGTCCTCAACGCTAAAGACGCAGGCGAGTTTTCAAACGTCCGTCTTTTCGTCGACCGCGTTGGGGATTTTCGCAATGGCAAGGTCGTCAATGGCATTGGGGGGAAAGTGGCATTGACGCCTCGTTGGTTCCTCGGCGGCGTGGAGAAGCAAATACAAGGATCCGGCAAGACTATCAAATGGTATAAAAAAAACACATCCGGCGCGGATACGCTGAAGAAAACCGTGACGGCGACAGGGGCAGTGGACGTCCGACTCCTGTTGTCTGACGGTGAAATGGGTACTTATTATTTCGATTTGAATGTATAATGCTTAGCGAGCAAGAGAACGTATTGGATTTGGTGGCCGAGCTTGACGCTGTGCAAGCTCAGCAGCTTCTGCAGGTCGGACAGTCAATCAACGACCTGTGGGATAGCTTTGGGTCTCCACACTTGTCTCAAAAGGTCTCTTCTCTCAGCGCCTACATGTCTCTCATCTCACAGATGGAGACAAAGGCTTTGCAAAAGGATGGGAACTCATACGTCTGCGACACAATCGATATTGCGTTTGCAAACAGCCCTTTCATCCTTCCAGACCCTGCCGTGATGGAGGGACGTGAGTTATCGCTATTCAAGTCCTCTACAAATACCTACTGCGGAGGATACGATGGATGCATCTATGTGCATTATAATGCATCTACCGCTTCATATCTGAGAGGAGGTGTAGTATTTGGCGGAAGTCGTGATATACTGCAAACAACGACAACGACGCCTCCGGCGAACGGAATTTCGCATCCGTCCATATCCGGCTGTACAGCTTATTTTCCACGGGCTGAAAACGGAACATATGCTCTAAAGGAGATCGCGTGCGGCGAGCAGATTATTCTAACCTTTCGGGCGGTCTCGATCCGCGGAAAGCACTACTGGATGGTCGTCAATCAGTCGGAAGGTGCAGCGAAACTATCGCACGCAGAAGCCTCTGACTTGCTCATGGCAAAAAAGAAAGTGGCGGGCGAAGTCGCCTGGGTGGCGAAGCTTAACGGTGTCATTATGCCTCGCAACTATATCACGTCGAGCAATTTCAGCGTGACGGATGAAATGGCTCGGATCACGTGGAATGGAACAAGCAGAACGGTATACATGACCGTCCCTTCGGCTCTCCCAGACGGGTTCGAGTTTCGTGTTCAGAATAATTCCCAAAACAGTATTTTACTGCAGGGTGCTCCTATTGTAGGGGGGATTCGTTCCATCCCTCGAAGGAGCATTTACGAGGTGAGAAAAGACAATGGCTCGCTAATTATTTATCCCATCCTGGCGAACCTTGACAGTTCGACAGGTATGTAATTGATACAAATAAAATGACAAAGACAATCAAAAGAAGACCGTCTGGATCTACCAAGTTTTACTTGGCTTGTGCTCTCATCTTTGTAGGAGTTGTACTCCTTTTTAGTGCTTTTTGGGTGCCACCTTGCGGCATCATACACGAGAGTATTTTGGTCGCATTTGGCGAGATTTTGACGTTCGCAGGAGCCCTTATCGGTATTGATTATACGTACAGATTTAAGCTGCTACAGCTTAAATCCGGCTTGCGCAAGATAGTTCGAGATGAAATCGTACGCGAGACCAGAGAGGAGGAAAAAAGTTATGAAGATTCTTATTGACAACGGACACGGCGAAAATACGCCGGGTAAGCGATCTCCCGACGGCCGATTCCGGGAGTACCTATACACGCGTGAGATTGCGGAAGAGGTAGTTGCAGAGCTGCGTCGACGGGGTTACGAGGCAGAGCGTATTGTGCGAGAGAATATAGACGTCGCTCTTGCTACACGTGTGCGCCGCATCAATGACGTCTGCAAGGAACTGGGCTCTGCAAATGTCATACTCATATCTATCCATAACGATGCCGCAGGAGACGGCTCCGGCTGGATGCAAGCCGGTGGGTGGAGTGCTTACACGACTCCCGGACGCACCAAATCCGATCGGCTTGCGGAGTGTCTGTATGCCGCAGCACAAGTACATCTGAAAGAGTATGCAGAGCAGCAAGCAGCTGGGAAAAAGGATGGACGCTATTCCTCTGCGCAACGTCCTTTTCGGATGGACACGAGCGATGGTGATCGCGATCTCGAGAGCAACTTCTACATACTGAAAAATACGCTCTGCGCTGCCGTCCTGACTGAAAATCTCTTTCAAGATAACCGTTCAGCCGTGGAGTTTCTCCTGTCGGCTGCAGGGAGACGTGCTATCGTGAGCTTGCATGTAGAGGGGATTATTAGCTATTTATCATCCTCACCCGTTCGGGATGGGGCATTACAATAATCAATAAATTCAAAAAGCTATGGAGCAAAAGCAAGTAGACAAGACGGAGATCGTACACTTCGTCACAGTCAGCGAGATGTCTAAGGCGTCTAAAGCCTCGCGTAAGCATTTTAACGAGGTCTTTTCGTTCGCTTATGGGCTTAATTTCAAGGGTATTTCTCTTTTGCAGAAAGAAAAGATCATCAAGCAGCTCAATGCTATCTGTCAAGATGGGGACACGTCTGTCTTGAAGAAGCAATGCGTTCGAGAAGTGACAGGCAGAGGAGGCATCAAGTTCCTCTACTGTGAGGGCGTTCGCCTCACGCTCTTGCCCTTCAGTGTGTGGGGCTGCAAGGGATAAGCGCGCAGTTCTGAAATAAGAAAGCCGGGCACATGAATGCGTCCGGCTTTCTTATTTTTGTTGTTGCTGGGAGAGATTATTCTTGCTGCTCTTCGATTATTCGCTTGAGGTCGGCTCGCGACTTAACGACAATCACTTTTTCGTCCATCTCTATATATCCCCTGATTTCGGTAGACTCTGGGGGGAAAAGCTCCCTCGTTGGCACCTCGAGCGCCTTTGCGATATTGTCTAATGTGTCAAGGGTCGGGTTCTTGACCTTGCCTCCGAGGAGGCGGCTCACCGCCGGACGGGCAATGCCGGCTCTGTCTGCGAGTGTCGTTATTTGCATCCCGCGCCTGTCCATCAGCTCTCGTATCCGTGCGATTATCCTGTCTATGTCCATTTTGTTGCTTTGTTTGTTACGTCTGCAAATATAGCGTTTTTGCCTTTTGTGTTACAGGTTTTGCGGTGCTCGTAACATAAAAGTGAAATTTTTGCCCGAAAAATTTGGTGGAGTTGATTTTTGTGTTACCTTTGCAGTACGGAAAAGTAACAAACAAATCAACAAAAGACAGAAAACAATGAAAACGATTAAGCAATTCAAAGTGACAACGACATTCGGTACTGCGTATTTAGTGATGGCTCGCAGTCAGAAAGAAGCTAAAGAAATTGTAATGAGTCAGTATTTGAAAGGTTGCGACTATAAGAAGTCGGACTTGAAAGCTACTTCCACCCTCTAACAACCACCGCCCTCGCCCGGCGCGGGGGCATAAACAAATAAACATCATGGCTACAACAAAACATTATAATGTATACGTAAGAGGTGAGTTTGTATGCGACACATGGCAAAAGAACAAGAAAGAAGCAATAGACGTAGCATACTTCCTTTACGGATATGGATATCAGAAAAAAGATTTTACAGCAGAGCTGTCAGATGACCAACAACATGGGCCTTACCTCGTAGCCCCCAACGGTCGTCGCCTCCCAGTCGAATCTAAACAATAAACAACATAATAAATATATGAAGTCCACCCGTATCACCACCTACCTGCGCGCCTCCTTGGCGTGTAGGAGGTGCTCGGTAACCCTCAAGGGGAGCATGCGCAATGCTGCCAACTACCTTGAACAGTACGAGGCCTATATCGGCAAACACGTGATGAGCAAGGACTTTGATTACATATGTATCGAGAGCTTTTTTAATTACATGCGTCTTAACTACGATCTGAGACACAACACGGTTGTGAAGATTACACAAACCATCGTGGCAGCTGTAAACCGCATGCGGAAGGGTGGTATGCTGGTCGGTCGAGACTACGAGGACTTCCGGCTCAGGGAAGAAGAGGTTACAACTGTAGCGTTGTCTGATGAAGAAGTAGAGCGTATTTACAAGCTCAGACTCAACAAGAAGTCTGCGATCATACGCGACCTTTTTGTTTTCGCATGTGACACGGGGCTTCGATACTCCGATCTGATTGCGATCAGAGACGAGAACATAAACAATGACACCCTATACATCAAGACTAAAAAGACGTCTGTAAAGGTTGTGATACCGCTACGTCGCCGTGCTCGAGAGATTGTACGCCGGCATGGTGGTGCTGTTCGATACACAGACTCGCAGGCCAATTACAATAAGCGTGTCAAGACGTTGTGCAAGCGCGCCGGTATTACCGACAAAGTATTTTGCGAGTACAGAAAGGGGGCTAAAACATATCGTAAATCAATACCCCGGTACGCTCTTGTGTCAAGTCATACAGCGCGTAGGACTTTCGCCACGAACGCATACCTTGCCGGCATTCTGCCGGCGCGCATTATGCTCATTACCGGGCACAAAACAGAGCAGGCATTCTTTCGGTATATACGAATCGACAAGGTGCGCAATGCTCAAGAGTTGGCCCAGATGGATTTCTTCAAATAAATTTTTCACACCCATCAAAAAAAATGCTGAAAAACTTGTATAGTACGAAAATTCGTACTATATTTGTGGTGTGATAAAAAACAAGTGAGTATGAAACTAACAGAAAAAGAAGAAGAGCTCATCCGAGCGATTAGAAACTACAGAAAGAGTTATCCAAACGGTCACCCACAGTTGTTGTACTATGCATCACAACTATTTGACGAGCTGATCGAAGTTTTTTAAGAACCGACCCCTCCCGCCTCGGTGGGAGGGGCAAACCAAAAAAGAATATGGAAACAGTACAGGTAATACAAGAACAGCGAGTAAAAGATCAGATCCAAGACATACTGGTTGACATCTCATGGAGGGGCATTGCCCACCGTTATTTTGGGAAGTCCGCATCATGGCTATACCACAAGATGGACGGCATCGATGGGAACGGCAAACCCAATGGATTTAATGATGCCGAGAAGGAACAGCTCAGAGGAGCATTGTGCGACCTCTCCGAGCGTATCCGCCGCGCTGCAGATAAACTATAGCTCTCGGGCGGTAACTCTCCGCCCTTATCACACCTCCGCCCCATGCCGACTGAGAGCTTCGGCATGGGGCTTTTTTGTTGGACGGTTGGACGGTTGGACGGGAAAATTTCAACGGCGGAGTAGAAAAACATTAAAACTCCCCCTCGAATCGAAGGATATCCGCGTTTGCTTTTCGCGCTCTCTTTTGCGCATATATCTCAGTTACTGATACGCTGGAGTGGCGTGCCTGGTCACGAACGGCGATAGCGGGAATATTTTTGTCAAGCATGTCCGACACGCCGGAGTCCTTAAGGGAATAAAACTGATAGCTCTCTGGGAGCTTCAGCTTGCGCCGCATCTTAAGCCACTCGTCGCGAAAAGTTTTTTCGCTTCGTCTGTCCCTTCCTGGCATGAATCTATCTGAGAAAATATAATAGTTATTCGGATGGTTGTGTATCTCCAGCTCGATCATCATATTGATCACAACATCTGGCAGTGTCGTGATCTGTTCTTTTCGGTTCTTTGCGACCTCTCGCCGTATTAGTAATACACGATCTTTATAGCTGAGATCACCGACCTGCAACAGGCTGAGCTCCTTCGGCCGCACGAAACAGTAGTACTCGAGGTAGCAGGCAAGGAGATAGTGTTTGTTGTGTTCGCTTAGATACTCATATATTTTCCTCAAGTCGCTGGAGCTGATGATATTTCGCTCCTTTTGTGGTAGCCGGCTTTTGCTGATTGACTTGATTTTTGCGGTAGGGTCGTTGTTGAGATATCCTCGCTCGAGGAAGAACTTACACATCACGCTGAGAACACGTATGTAATTATTGTATGTTTTTGCGGTGTTCCCCCGCTCGATATATATGTAGTCAAGAAAATCATTCAGGTATCGAGCGTCCATCTGATATATATATGTAGCGGGCGCCTTCAGCTTGCTGTTGTATCTCAGCAAGTTGCGAACCTTTGAGGCGTATTCTACGTATGTAGCTTCTCGTGTTATACCATCCCTCATTAGTCGTTCCTGCCGTCTGATCCAGTCTGTGACTGCGTCCTCGAACTTGGCATAACCTTTTATCGACTCCGCATCTATAAAAGGATTCCAACCTTGCCGTAGCTGTTCGTTCAGCCGCGTGCAAAGGTCGCGCCCATATCGCTTGCGCTCTGCCGCAGGCTTGATATGATTTAGCTTATACCGTTTGCGTCGTAGCTTCTTAAGCACCGGATCGTAAGCATAAAGGGATACATAAGTCTCCTTACCCACTCGCAGCTCTGCGGGTGAGTAAGACATAATTTCATCGATATTATTTGCCAT